CTATTGCTTATACTTAGGGCCGCCTTGGGGCGAGCCTTGTCGTTTGTCTCCGGAATCGTCGTGCCACAATTCGTGCCACAATTTTTCCCACTCCGCGGACTGCCGCGCGCGCTCCTGTTCGTGGAAGGCCCGCATCTTGTCGCCCACCTCGACCGCGTCGCGTTCCGCGCCGATCGCGTAACGGATGTAGACCGCCTCCGTTAGGTGGCCACTGACCTGGCGCCCCATCGTGCGCGGGATGCCAGCGCGTTCCATGTTCCGGACCGCCGTACGCCGCAGATCATGAAACAGCAGCGCGGGCAGGTTCACCCGCTCACGCGCATTGTCGAAGGCGGTTCGGAAGCTGCGCAGGCGCGCTCCGTCCTTCTGGAAAATGTAAGGGCACGCCGGGTTGCGGTTTTCAAACGCCAGGCGCAGAAACTGCCGCATGTCCGAGTACACCGGGATAATGCGCTTTTTTTTGTTCTTGGTAATCGAGCCGGGCACCTCGATCACCCAGCGGTCCCAATCCACCCAGTCCCAGAGCAGGCTCAGCAATTCGCCCTTGCGGATGCCGGTGAAGTAGCTAAACACCCAGGGTGCTTGAACGTGCTGCGGCAGTTCGCGCAGCATCGTCCGGTAAACATCCTCCTCGACAAAGCCCTGGCGCGCGTTATCTTCGGGCAGGTTCGTGACCTTCGGCATCTTGAAAATGTATTCTTCCTCGATGCCGATCTTAAAGGCGCGCCGGACAATGGCGAGCTCGCGGTTGACCGTCGCATTCGCGGCGCCGGCCTGCAGCCGCGCATCGACATAGGCTGTGATATCGCGCCGGCTGATCGCAGTGGCATCGCGGTCGCCGAATATAGCGCGCAGGTGTTTCTCCAGGCGTTGTTGCGTAATCGCCAGCGAGTCGCGTTTCATCCGACGGAGGTCAGCGAGATGCAAATCGAAGAGCTTGTTCATCGAAACCGCTGGCCCATCGCGCTCTTCACGGTCGAGTTCGTCAACGAATCTGTCGAGCTCCCGGTCGGCGGCTTTGTCGTTCTTCGCCTCGACGACTTTGGTTTTTCCGTGATAGCGGAGCTGATATTTTCCGCTCGGCAGTTGCCGGAATGAGCCAGTGCCGTATGTGCGCTTTTTCACAGCGTTGATGATAGCCGACGAGCCCAGCTCCGCACAGTACTAGGACCGGCGTTTGCTTTCGTGAATCAGCCGGTTCAGGTCATCGATGTCAAAACGCAGCCGGCGGTCGTAACGCACCGGCGTAAGCTTTCCGTCGGCAATGAAGTTGTGCACTTGGTTGACGCTGACACCCAGGTACTCGGCCGCTTCGTCTATGTCGAGCACCTGCTTCCGACGCAGGCTGATCTTTGCAATCTCCTCACGCACTACACGCGCAATGGCTTCGTCGACGGAACCGCGAGTATTGTCTTCGGTCGCCCGGTTCACTGCAAACGCACTCATTTCCCTTCCCCTCTCAAACTGTTCTCTCCGACGACCACATACGCCGGCACCGCATTCGTGAATTTCGGCACCGCGTAGGCATGATTCCTCTGCCAGCTGGAGTCGATTGGCTCGGACCGCGGCGGAGCCGGTGGCGTGGGCATTTTCGGCAGCGGTCTCGGTAGTGGCGGCCAACCATTGATGACGCCCGCGCGCAACTCCTGCGCAATCTCTTCGACCCGCTCATGGCGGCGCGTCGCAAGGCGCCAGCCCAGGGCATAGAAGAATCCCGCAACCAGGATCAGAACTGTGATTTCGAGCATGCGCATTCCTCCTTTGCGATCGCGGCACCGCAGAAGCAGCAAACCACTCGAGCCGTGTGATCGGACAGATATCTCAGCGAGGAGGGCATCAGCACGACCGCTGTACCGCAACGCTCGCACCGGCGCGTGTAGTCGGCGCGCGGGTGATGCCAGTGCAAGTCCTCGAGCGGAATCGTGACCACGTATTCAGCAGCGCTCATTCGCTGACCTCACTGCGCCGCATGTTCAGCAGCATCCGCCGGCGTTCGAATCGCGAAACGTCGCGCCAGCCGATCAGATAACCGATGACCAGAGCGGCGACAACCATGGCCAGAAAGAAAACGCTCACGGCCTCGTCTCCGAGATCTCGACGGCAATGACCTTCTTGCCCTGGAGTATCGGCTCGTGCATCGGATGTATGTGCTGCCAGGCGTAGCCTGGCTTCTCGATCTGAAACTCATCGCCAAAACGAGCACGCGCGGCGTTCAACTCCAACTGCCAGTTGTCCTCAGTGATCCTGCGGCCGTCGAGATACGCGGCGAGTTCCGGCAATTGCTTGCGCACGATCGGCTGAGCAAACCGCCCTGCGCGGTGCAGTTGGTGCGTGTAGAGATTGTCGTCGAGAAACTCGTTGTAGAGCGCGTATAGCCGGTCGACGGACACGCACAGCTTGCCGGCGATCATCGTGATGGCATCGGCGCAGTTGATCTTCATGCGTTAGCCTCTGGTTCGAACACCGGCTGCACGACGCATCGCAACACCCATCGCTGCCTCCGGTCCCGATACGGAAGAAACGTCGCGCCACAGCCTGCTGGACAGCCGAATGTTTTGTAGCCTTCCGTGGTGTCGATCCCGAGCTCGCCTTCGCTTTTGCAACCCGGGCAGACGAAATCGAAGTACACCATCGTGCCCTCGTAACGTTTGGCTTTCACGCGCTCACCTCCCGCTTGCCGCCGGTAAACTTGAGCACGAGCTCATAATTACCGACACTTGGTTCCAGCTGCTGAATGCGATCGACGCTCCCAACGAGCGCGTTCCAGCCGAGTTCGTCCAAATAGTCGCGCATGGCTTCGAGCAGCGCTTTTTCTTTTCTCGGGTCGACGAGCATCGTGCCCTGTGTCTCGATGCGCCTGCTCACGCCTCCACCTCCAAATCGGCCGGCGAACAACCGACGCGAGCGCGAATTCTATCCGCAGCGATGTCGTGTACGTGCTGGACATGTACCGCGCCGCCTTGCGCTATGAGCTCCGTCATGGCTTCCCTGAACGTCTTGATACACCGCTCGGCCACTACCCGCTCGCGCTTGCGATTGTCTTCCACCCAGGGCATCATCAACCCGCCCAAGGTCGCCACATCGAGCGCCACCGCCAATTCGCGGTTGGCCCGCGCGAGCCGTTCCATGTCCGTCTGCGCCGAATTGAGCGCTTCGCGCGCTTCTTCGAGCATCTGCAGTACTCGATCCATGGCACGATCAATCGTCATCGTCTCCTCAGCCTTTCGAGCACATCCTGCAGCGCTTCGTCAGTGATCTCAAGCCTCACGGTTTTCTCCCTCCAGTACCGAAACCAGACCTCTAGCAACGCAAGCCGGGTGTCGTTGGTCGACGACGGCTTAAGCTTGAGCACCCACTGGCACGGCAAGTGCGTCATCACACCTCCTGCTGCGCCCGCAGCCGCCGTATCTCCGCGATCAACACCGGCACCGCATTCCGCGCCGCAATCAGCAGCTGCATCTCGGACGTCGGATAGCGCCCGATGGACCAGTCTCGATTCGCGATCGAGACCAGGCCCAGGCACACCGAGCTCTCGTCGTGGCCGGCGCGGTGCACGTTCCAGTGCCAGGCGTTGCCGACGCGAAAATCGCAGGACCACTGCCACGGTCCCGGCTGCGCCTTCGCCTCGAGCTCTTCCAATTCCGCCATCATCCGGTTGAGTTCCTGTTCCGGCAATCCCGCTCCATTCCTTCGCTTCACAACAGATCCAGCGCTTCGCGCAACGAGAGTGAGGCCGCCTGGGGCCCGAAATCGACAACGATCTGCTGATTGAGTTTGGCCATCGACTCGAGCCGATCGAGACGCACGCGATCGGCCCGCAGACCGCGCACCGCCTCCCGCAGCGCCTCCAGGTTCACCCGGTCGACACCGCCCAGGAACAGCTCGAGCACGTCGTTGTGCTCCTGCCGCGTGTAACGAAGCTTCGGCATGCGCTGCTATGGCCGCCCTCCGATCAGTCCCAGCATCCACAGCACGATCACGATCAGCAGGACAACACCCAGGCCGCCGGCCGGGTAGTAACCCCAGCCGCGTGAGTACGGCCAAACAGGCGCAGCGCCGGTCAGCAGCAGCACGAGCAAAATCAGCACAATCAGCAAAAGCATTTTCAGTTCTCCCCATGGGCCGCAGCTTGCGGCGGCGGCAGTGTTTCGGTTTGCGGCGGCTTCGGCGTCGTGGCGGCGCTGACCAAGCGGCGACGGCCCGGCCGGGACACCACTTTGCACGCGCAGCGGCGAACGCGAAATGGCCCGAGGTACTCCCAACCGCAGTTCGAGCAGCGAGCGCATATTCCGGGCTCGCTGACGCCGCTCGGCGCATAGCGGGGCACCTCCCACGCATCCGACTGCTTCGCGCAGTACTGTTCCCAGCCGGCCAGCACTTGCTGCGCATACTTGCGCGCGTACTCGGTCGCGCCGTCGATGGAGAGCGCGCGATGAATCGCCACATCGCGATCCGTCCAGACCGAGTACAGAAACCCGTTCACTACCAGGTCTTGGAACGTTCGGCCGAAGCCCTTCGGGCGGCTGGCTGCTTCCTCGGCCGCCATCACCGCGGCGAGCTGGTAGAGGCCAGCGGGGGTGGGCGCTTTTTCGTTCGCCTCCAGCCAGCGGTCGATCAGTATCGCGCAGTGGTCGAACCCGAGCGCGATCTTGAGCAGCGCCCGTACGAGCTCCTGCTGTCCAGCTTCGTCCGGGAAACCTGGCAGCCCGCTCAAGCGCAGCACCTGCCCGATGGCGAAATCTTCGGCGATCAATGCTTCCTCCCTGCTGTTTTTCGCTCGCTCCCATTCCCGCTCGCCGCATGTTCGGCCTCGGGCGGCGGCCGGCCCTTGAGCTCGGCCAGACGCGACTCAAGCCAGGCCGTCTTCGAGCGCTTGCCGGCAGCTGAGCCCGTGTGTACCGGCAGCGGCTGGTCGAGCCACATGCGATCGGCGAGAAAGTTTTTCAGCAAGTGCACGCGTCCCGACTGCCAGCGATAATCCTCGGCTTTCCAGCGCCGAATGCCGGCCAGAATTTCCTCGAGCACTTCCTCCGGGGCTACGCCGCGGCTCTCGGCCTCGGCTGCGATAGCGGCCGCGACATCGCTCGGCTTGACCCGTCCGCGGCCTGGCACCGGGTACGCTTCGACGATCGCCGCGAGCGCTTGCTCGTCGAAGCCGGGGCAGGCGTGGTTCCCCCCTGCACCCCCCTCCTGCGTATTCGTATTCGTATGCGAGTGCGTATTCGTCGCGCGCGCGAGAGAAAGCAATTGCTGACAATTGCTTTCAGATGTTTGCAGCACTCTCTCTCCGGGGTTGTTTTCCACAGGTTCCGGGTACTTGGTTCGGCTCCGTATGGGCTGGCCAAACTTGTTGATCTGTAAGTACCTTTTCCGCCCGACGCGGTATATGGTCAGCAGCGGATCAGGTCCCACAGAGCACTCGTTCAGGAACGCCTCGATGTCGCTAGTCGTGCGATCTGAACGCAGAGCGTACAATTTTCCGAGCAGAATTGCTGCGTTGGCTTCACAGCGCCCGTAGTCGTCCACGATCGACATCAACTTGCGGTAAAAGAGCTCGGCGGCCTCCGAGACGGCATTGACAGATTCGCTGTCGTTTATCCCTTCGCGCAGGATTCGGTTTGGCAAATCGCCGGGCCTCCTTTCCCAAGGGATTGATTCAGGCGCTGCAAATCACCGGCCTGTTCAAAACTGATCTGCTGCTGGCCCTGCACCCACGTTTCTGTGTGCAGCCAACCGAACAACTCTTCGTACTGGTCGGCAAAATCAGCGATGTTGTCCGCCTTCAGAACAACGGCGCCGCGGTGCGTTTCTCGATCGCGCCAGCGCTTCTGGTCCTCGCTGAGCTTGCCATACTTGGCGCGTTTCATCTCGACCCAGCAGGCGACTGAGAGGCCGCTGAACTCGGTCGGAAGGTAGCGGATGAACAGAAAGTCCGGAATGCCCGGCTCACCGCTCTGGAACGCGCCAGGCACGACGGTACGCTGCATGCGTATAGCGCGCCAGCCGCGGAACTCCATAAATCCGCGGATTTGCTTTGTGACCTCGGCTTCCAGCAGTTTCGCCGGCGACGGTGGGTGTTTCACTGCACGACTCCGAGCGAGGTAGTTTCAAGCGTGAGGTCTTGATATAAGCGCGCTGCGCGTGCGTGTTCTTCGGCCGTGAACTCCGGTATCGTTCGTTCCGCCAGCAGATGCGCGAACCGGGCCTGCAGCACGAAGTCAGCGACGGGGTCGTGCTCGCTACAGAACGTGCAAACGTCAGCAGTGGCCCAGCCGCACGTCATACCGGTTTCCATGTCGACGCACGCGTTGTTGTCTGTGCACCCGCAGAAGCGGCACTGGTTCATGGCTTCGACCTCATCCGCAGCACGCGCCGCACGTCCTCGCAGTCGCGGAAAAAGAAGCTCCGGCCCTCGCAGTTGATCTCGAGATTCGCGCGCAGGATCTGCTTGTCGGCATCGCTGAGATCGGCCGGGATCTGCGCGCGCGTGACGATGAGCGAGGAAAATCCGGTAGGTTGCAGGCAGGAGTCGGAAGGCTCAAGCCGAAGCTGACGCGGCATGCGGGGCTCCTTTCCGGAATCGTTCCGCTGATGGGCAGTTCACGAAGTGATTCACGCCATCGGCGGTATAGGGCGCCAGCTTGCCGTTGCAGTGGCGCACGAAAAACAGCAGCGCGCCACAGGCTTTGCACTTCCGGCTCTCCTCGGCTGTCAGCTCGAGAATCCGGCGCAAACGATCTTCGACAGGCGGCAGGTTCATGCTCTCGCTCCCGCCGCGGTACCATTCGCCGCCAGGTGAACGATCAGCCGATCGTCTTTCCGCAAATGCCCCTCCGTGACGAGCTGGCCGATCTGGGCTGAAATGCTGTTGCGATTCGCTTCGGGCAGGATCTTCTGAACGCGATCGGCCACTTCGATCGATGTGCCCGGATGCTCGGCTGCGACGGTGCGGATCGCTTCGCGAATGGTCATGCCGGTGCGTGGCCCCTTGCTTGCCGGCCTCGAAATCTGCCGCGCGACCTTTGCTTTCACCTTCTCCTTCGGCCCCGGTTTCTTCCGTTGGGGGACTGGCGCGGGCGGCTGTGCATCCGGCATTTCCATCAGCTCTCGAATGCTCGAGATCACACCCTGCAAGCGCTGGGCACGCTCCTCGAGATCGGCCAACACTTCGGCGTAGTCGATCATGCGGCGTCCTCCGCAACCAGCGTTCGATTCGGTGTCCCGAGCTGCTGCCAGTACGTCACGGCTTCGATGTAAGCGGACCAGTGCAGTTCCCGCCGAAAGTAGACGCGGCCTTTGCTGTCGACGGCCTTCAGCTCGTACATCGTCGGCCGCGGCTTCAAACCCGGTGGCAGCGGTGCGCCATGCAGCCGATCGGCGCCGGCGTGCCACGCCCGCTCGAGGGCTTGTTTGGTACCGGCGATCATCGCAGCGCACCTCCGGCGGCCACCAGGCCGGCCAGGGCGGCAACCGACAATCCAGCGCTCACGCCGAGCACACAGACCCAACGGCGCAGCGTTGCACAGCGCGCCTCGAGCGTGCGGTTGCTCTCGTGTATGATCCGGTTTTCAAACCGCAGCGAATCGATTCTTTCGAGCAGGTAGTGATTCCTCGAGTCGCGCAAGACCTGGTTCATCACGCTCGTCCTTTCTTTCGAATTGAATTTTGCTGATCCGCACTGCACTGCAACGAGTGCAGGTTTGAATGTCGCGGCCGTCGACGCGCCGCGGCCATCCGAAACTGTGCCGGCAGAACACTACCTGGCTCCGCTCGCCTGCTTGCCGCGCCCGCGATGCGTGATGATGCGCTGGCGCACGGCATCGGCCGACATCACCATTTGCTCCTCGGGCGGATACTCGTGGTTCTTCCTCGGGCGGGCTTCATCTTCATCGTTGTCTTCGGATAGTTCGCCCTGGAGCGGAATGATTTTCAGCTTCGATTCCGCATTTCCTACGGAGTTGATGAACGCGATCGCTGGATGCGGATCGCCGTGGTAGTTCAGGCGCAGCTTCAGCTTCAGCCGGCCCTCCTCCATTCGCTGCACGACGTATGAATCCGTTGAGTCGCCGGTCGCGATCTCGAAGGACTGCTTCAGCTCGGGGTGCTCAAAGAGGGCCCGGAACGCAGCGCAGCCGGTGTCGAGCGCCAGTGAGTGAAACCCTTCCTTAGGCGTGCCGTTCTCTGCGAAGACAAGCGACTTCACGCCCAGAACCTCGGCTGCTTCCTGCGAGAGCGACACGTGCGCGAGAATGCGGCTCTGCACTTTGCCGTCCTGCGTTTTGCAGTGGATCGAGTCAATTACAGCGTCACGAAAAATGACCTGATCAGAAAACATCTCTACCCTTTCGGCCTTCCTGAAAACTCATCCGCGCTCCCGGGAAACCGCCGGCGCGCAGCAGGCTGGCGCGGCGGAAAAGGAACCGATGGACGAACACCGGCCGGAAACGCGGGTGAGTGCTCAGGAAGGCGAGTCTCATTTGACTACCAACGTGTGTCCGCCGATCGCCAGGTCTGCACCCGGCACATCGACGCCGCTTTCGATCGCTTCCCGGATCGCAGTCTTGCTCACCGTGCAGCTGGCCGACTCGCTGGCCTTTTTCAGGTCGTGCCAAACCGGATCATCCTCGTCGTTTTCGAATTCGTCGCAGATGAGCTGCCAGGCCTCGAGCGGTAGCTTCACGACGACTGATTTGTATTCCTCGGGCACGAGCAACTCGTCGGTGATCTCGACCGATGCCGGTCTCGCGCGCAACGAGAACGTGACGGTCTTGCCTTCCAACTTCTTCGGCTTGCCTTTGGCATCCGTGCCGAGCGACTCGATCACGCTCTGCACGTACTGGCGCATGCGCTTGTGGGCTGCTTCGAAGGTGCGCTTGCGCTCGGATAAGCGCGCGATCTCGGCGTCACAGTTCTCGGCCTGCAGTTCGCAGTGACGCAGGAAGGCGTACACACGGTCGCGCTTCTCGACGGAAGCCTCGAGCGCAGAGGCGAGTTCCCGACGAAATTCGGCCTCCTGTTCCGGGGTGACCAGCGCTTCCGTATCGAGCAGCGACTCGAGCTCGTGCTCGAGCTCAAACAGCGATGGCGCCCGCGGTGCAAGGGCGGCGCTCATGCCGCACCTCGCTCAGAAACGCTCTCGGCGTACAGATCGAGCTGACTGCCTTCGCTCAGCTCGAGGGCTTTGTTGTACAGTGCCAGCACGCAGCGGCGCGCGGCCTGCATGCCCTTGAAGTGTTGCCAGCTGTCGACGCCATGCAGTCCGAGCACCTGGTTAAATGCCTCGTTGCCGGCTTCTTCGCCGAGCAGGCGCTGAAACGTCTGCAGGAAACCGCCGAATACTCGTGCGAAGCCGGGCTTATCGCTCATTTGCTTCCAGAGATCCTGGACCAGCTCGGGTACTTCAGAGTTGGCGGCCGCTGCCGGAGCACTCGCCGGCGCAGGTTTGGCAGATGGCTGCGGGTGCTCGATCGGTGCCGCGGCTGGCGCTTGCGCGCGCTCTTCGCCTTTTAGCCACTCGGCAAACGCGTCGAAGTCCTTTTCGCTCGGCTTGGCAATGACTTTGCCGGCGTACGCCGGGCAGCGAGTTTTGTCCGTGATCAGTTCGTTGTCTTCGTTCATCAGGCCCACGAAATCGAATTCGTACTCGAGGCCTTCGCGCTGCACCGGCGCCAGGCCGATTTTCACGCGCTGCTTCTTGCCGGTCCGCTCGTTGATCTGTTCCTCATACGCAGTCTTCGTGCGCATGGTGACGATGACGTGCATCGGCGATCCGATCATGCGCTCGAGCATCTGCCGTTCAACCGGACGAAAGTCCTTCCAACCGGCCATGTCATCGCGTGATCCCGATCGTTTGCGCGCCATATCGACGTACTCGAGCGCGCCTCCGGCACCCATCCAGAAGTGGGACATCGAATCGATCACAATCACGTCGTAGCCAGCCTGCTCGGCCGCATCGAAAGCGGCGAAGAAGTTCTCGGGCGAGTAGTTGTTCAGCTCAATGACGTCGAACTCGAACAAGTCGGCATACTTCGAAAGCGAGCCATGCTCGGTATCGATGCAAGCGACTCGCCCGTTCGGACCAGCCAGGCGGCGGGCTGCCTTCAGTGCGGACATGCTCTTGCCGGACCCTGAAGGGCCGATCAAAGCGAGCCGTCCTTTGGCACCGTACTTGACGGCGCGTTTAAATTGCAGATTCATAGTTTTTCCTTTTTGAATGAAGTAAGTAATGCAAACTCAGGCGGCCTTTCGTCCGCCCAGCAGCACCTGGTTCTTCGTCTCGGCGATCAGGTGCAGAATGCCCTTCTGGTTTCGAAGCGAGATCACGTCCCAGCCGGAGCTCAGAGCGTGAATCGCGATGTTCTGCAGGTGCAGCAGCAGCTCGCTATCGAACCGGCGTGCGATGCAGCGGTCGCACGCATAGCGCAGCTTCGATTCGTCGTCGCCGGAGATGACGGTCGAATGCTGTTCACAGAAGATCTCGTGACAGTACTGGCATTCGAAGCCGCAGTCTTCGCACAGCCACGTGCGCCAGCAGTTCGGCGCCTGGCAGTCGCCGACGACCTCAGAGGCAAAGGTCCGGCAGCGGCAGTCGTCGCAGGGATAGGCTTCGTCGAACGGCATCAGCGGCCGCCCTTCGACGAGCTTTTCAGTGCGCGCTCGACGGCCTCGAGGATGATCGCCTGCCGCGACGTTTCCCGCTCAAACGCCAGAGTTCGGATTCGGTTGTAGATCTCGATAGGAAACCGAACCTGCAGGTAACGGTACGGCGGGGTAGGTGCTTCCTGTGGTACATCTGGGTGGTGAACTAGTGCGCTCATTTGTTGTATCGCTAGTGCGGTATACAACTAGTTTCTAGCAAACTAGTTCGCTAGTCAAGGGAATTTTACACCCGTGTCCAACAGATCCCCGCAACTTATTGCATTTGAAGCGAAAAAAAAAGCCAAGCCGAAGAAGGAGCAGATCTCCTTTGCGCTCACCGGGCCCGAGGAGGAGCTCAAGAAGCGCTTCATCCAGGTTCTGGATCGGCGCGGGCTGGGCATCAAAGAGGTGCTGCTCCAGTTCATAGAGCATTACGTGGAGTTCGGCGGGGATCTCGTGATGCTGGCCGGCGAGGAAGCGAAGAAACTTGCTCACTCACGTGAAAATGTTAGTGAAGTCTCTGAATCCACAGACTTTCCACAAAGCGTCAACAATTTTTTGGCTGTGTGGCCAGAGATACTCAGTACGGTACGTACTGATCCCGAGTCGCTGCGAGCCTTTTTGTCCGTGGTCTTGAATGACCCGGCCATGCGCCAGATCGTAGCGCAGAGTCTAAATACTCAAGTGGCCGTACAGGCCGATGTCGAACATCATTCAGATGCCGGCGCCCGCTCCGCTGCGAGGGAGACGCCGGTCCGATCGGGCCAAAACGCCGACCGGGGACAAACCGTACGAGAGGATAGACGAGTTATGCGAAATGCTGAAGAGGCAGCAAACGCTTTGGAGCAAGAGCTTGACAGCTGGGACCGAAATCCTAGACGAAATTCGAAGCGAAATCGAAAGACTGGGTGAGGCATGTTCCCAAGAGAAGGTAAGACGCCGACCACCTGGATTCTCCGAGAGCTCCCGAGCTGAGGACGACAACGAAATTCGATCGTTGATGCAATTCGCCGGCTACGGGATGGCCAAAGTGGCTCTCGATGGAAAAATTTTAGTGTGTAATCCGGTCTTTTCGCGAATGCTCGGATACACGCCTACTGAGCTGGAGAAAATGACATTTGCAGATATCACGCACCCAGACGATGTGCAGCAGGATTGGGAGAACGTGCTGGAACTCATCAGCGGTGCCAGCGACTCGTACTGGATGCGGAAACGCTATCTGCACCGAAAAGGTAATATCGTGTGGGCTACCATTCAGGTCTGGGCCGTTCGGGATCGTGCTCGCCGGCTACGCTATTTCGCAGGGATTGTGCAGCCCGCTGCCGCGCATAGCAAGCCGAGGATCGTCGCGGGATGATTGAGGAAAAAGAACTAATTACTTGCAGCCTGAAAGTTGAGGAGTGTCTGCGCAATCTGGGCAGCCTACATAAGCGCTGGGGCTCAAATCTGGAGGAAAAGGCTGCCGTACTCGGCGAGATGCGTGCGACGGGCGCCGAACTCCGTCAGGCTCTCGGCGATTTCACGACCGAGCAGTTAGCAGCCTTTCACACCGATCCGAATTTCATTAAGAAGCCGGGGCGCGCCGATGATCAGGGGTTTGTAGACGCTGCACAGGGTGGGAAGTCATAGCGAAGGCAGAGGTTACGTTCGGGAGTACCGGACGTTGACGGCAGTCCGCATCGCGACTGTCAGTGCCCGATGTGCCAAGTCTTAGAGATTTCACACCTGTAAGGGCGAATCTTGTCTCGTTCGTCGGGCTTGGCAAGTTTCATGCGGCGACCGAGCGATTTCAACGCAGCCGCTTTTGATGCGTGGCAATCCTTACCTGTCTTGCAGGTTGGCATGTTGCGCTCCCTGAGATTTCAGGCCGAGCGGCGGAGTTTGACGACCGAGACCTGCACAGCCGCGTCCAGTGCCGCCAGGGCCCGAGTGTACTGCTCCGGTTTGCTCTGGTGATTCGGATCCAGCATGCGGCGAACGACGACCTCGCTGATCCGTAGTTTTCTTGCGAGCTTTACGTTCGAGATCTTCTGATCGTGCATCAGCTGGTAGAGTGCCAGCTTCGGTGCCAGATCGAGCGATACCGGAATGGCGCGTTGCCCTTTGCGTACCGGCGAGGGTGCAGGAATCTCCGCTTTCTCTTCCATCCGGTACTCCAACACGGCATTCAAGCAATCAACCGCCATGCGAAACGCGTCCTCATCGTCGTCGCCCTGACTGTTAGCTTCCGGAAAATCGGGAAATGAAATACTATAGCCCTTCTTTTCGGGGGAAAAAACGGCTGGATAGACCAATGATTTAGCTTTCATACAAATCCTTCTCCTCGATGCCGAGTTGTTTCAGAATGCCTTTGAGCGTTCCCGTTTTGAGCTCCGAGTTGGCGTGCTCAGGTATCACCGACTGCGCTTCACCGAAGTAGACCTTGCGGTGACTTCCCTTGGCTGCTGCGATCGTCAATTCAAGACCGCGCTTCTTTGCCAGCTTCTTCAGCTTGCGTAGAAGCTCGGTCGATTTCATAACTCTATTATCGTACACATCTGTACGAATCACAAATGAAAACGAGCGCGGTTCGGGTCAGATCTTCCCGACGTAAACCGTTGCGAGTGCCGGCGATCAAGCCGAAATTCGCAGAAAGTACTAGAACATTTCTGTGGAAATGTGTTTTACTGAACATGAACAGTAGTAGCGTTCCCCGCTTCCCCAAGGGCATTGGTGGTTGAGGCTTGGCGCCGGCTACAGGGCGTCTCATATCCGTTTTGTCTCTAAATCAAGAAGAGTTGCGCGCCGTTCTCGCGCTGCCTGATCATCCGGACGTGCGCCTGCTGGGTGGATCGGTACGTAGAGTTACCGCACAGCAGGCGCTCGAGATGGTGCTCCGCGGCCGCTATGTGCTGATTGGCAATCGCAAGCGTGTGCGGCGCATGCGACCACTCGAACCAGAAACTATCTGGGAACCCTGCTATCGCACCATCGAAGCTCCGGCGCTGCAGCCCTCGATTGAATGGTGTTGGAGCCTACGCTCTTAGCCGTTCTATTCGCGCTGCTGTTCGTCGTCATCGTCGGCTGGGCGCTCTACCGGATCAACTGACATGACTCTGCTCCAGGCCATCGCGCGCATGGAGGGCTGGCTCGAACCGGACTCGCTCTGCCGGATCAACCATAATCCCGGCAACATCGAGTACGGGCGCTTCGCGGTCGCGCATGGCGCTACGCGAGCGAACGGCCGCTTCGCCTATTTCCCGGACGACGAGACCGGCTTTCGCGCCATGTCGGCGCTGCTGCAGGCTCCGACCTACAAGGGCCTCACGGTGGCGCAAGCGATCCACAGATGGGCGCCACCGAACGAGAATGACACCGACCGTTATATCCAGCTGGTCTGTCAGTGGAGCGGCCATGCGCCGACCGACAGCCTGGCCGATGCACTCATGAACGATGTCTTCGTCTGAGCACATGCCGTCGCTAATCGATGTCCTCGCGCGGCTTTCCCCCGAAATCCATCAATTCGTTAAGGAGCACAAACACCTTATGGCAGATGTTTCTCAATTGACCACCGACCTGGCCAGCCTGCAGCAGGCCGTCTCAGACGACCAGGCGGCGATCGCTTCGGTCCAGTCGTACGCGCAGGCGCAGGCTGCGCAGATCACGAACCTGGAGCAACAGCTCTCGACGCTACAGTCGCAAGGCGGAGCGAATCTGGACCTCTCGTCGCTCGAGAGCTCGATTGCGGCGCTCAAGCAGCAGAACCAGGCGCTGCAGGCGATCGTGCCGGCGAACTCGAGCGCCGGAACACAGACGGCACCTGCGACCGGCACGACGGCCGCGACAGGCACCGCACCGGCCGGAACACAGACCGCGGCCTCCACGACCACCAACACATAATCGCTCCCTAGACCCTCTTCTCAGGGCCCGCTGATTCACTCCCGGCGGGCCCCATTTTTTGAAAAAGAATCAAAGTTTTTCAATTAAGTCGTTGAAAATGCGTGGTGGCGCACGGCTCGGTGCCGGTCGCAAAAAGGGCGTTCCGAGTCAAAAAACAATTGAGCTGCAGAATGCAGTCGCCGAGTCCGGCATAACTCCACTGGACACCATGCTTGAGGCCATGCGCCGGCATTACATTGAAGGCCGGTTGGATGCGGCGGCGGCAATCGCCAAAGATGCGGCACCCTATGTCCACCCCAAGCTTGCGGCAGTCGAGATGTCTGGGCCTGGCGGCACGGCCCTCATCCCTCAACCCGCACCCGTGATCAACGTGCAGTTCTTATCACCGGATGGCGAGCGGCGTGCCAGTTAATAACATCCAGTTTCCGGCGGCTTTCGAAGGCCTGTTCCAGCCGTCACGCTACAAGTGCTACTGGGGCGGTCGCGGCGGTGCCAAGAGCTGGGCACTCGCCCGGGCGTTGCTGCTCAAAGCCGTTGCCGGCCAGCTCCGTATCCTCTGCGCGCGCGAGCTGCAGACCAGCATCGCCGATTCCGTGCACCGGCTGCTGAGCGACCAGATCCAGGCGATGAATCTGGATCCGTACTTCGAAGTGGCCCGGAACTCGATCAAGAGCGTCACCGGCTCGGAGTTCCTGTTCAAAGGCATCCGCCATTCGGTGCAGGAGATCAAATCGCTTGAGGGTGTCGACATCTGCTGGGTGGAAGAGGCGCAAAGCGTCAGCGCGGCTTCCTGGGAGATCCTGATCCCGACGATCCGTAAGCAAAGCAGCGAGATCTGGATCAGCTTCAACCCGGTGGAAGAGAGCGACCCCACCTATCAGCGCTTCGTCCTTCATCCGCCGCCGGACGCGATCGTGCGCAAGGTCGGCTGGGAAGACAATCCGTGGTTTCCGGCCACCCTCGACGCCGAGCGCCGCTACATGCTCGAGCTCGATCTGGAAGCGTACGAGCACATCTGGGGCGGGCACTGCCGCAAGATCAGCGAGGCGGTCATCTTCGCCAAGCGCGTTTCGATCGAGGCCTTCGATACGCCGGACGGCGCGCGATTCTTCCACGGCGCCGACTGGGGCTTCGCCAACGATCCGACCGCACTGGTGCGCTGCTTCATTCAGGACGACTGCCTGTATATCGATCAAGAGGCCTTCGGCTACGGTGTCGAGATCGACGAAACACCGCAGCTCTTCGATTCCATTCCGACGGCTCGCTACTGGCCGATCAAAGCGGACTCGTCACGTCCCGAGACGATCAGCTACATGCGCCGGCGCGGCTTCAACATCATGCCAGCCGAGAAATGGGAAGGCTCGGTCGAAGACGGCATCGCCCATCTGAAGGGTTTCCGCCGCATTGTGATTCACCAGCGCTGCAAGCACTTGCAGGAAGAGCGCCGGCTGTATTCGTACAAGGTCGATCCGAAGACGCGCGAGGTGCTGCCGATTATTGTCGACAAGCACAATCACGGCTGGGACGCCATCCGCTATTCGCTTGACGGATACATCCAGCGCCGCGGCGGAATGGGTGTCTGGGCGCAATTGGCGAGCTGAAATGGGCAAGCATCGCAGCGTTCGCAAACCGCCGGCCCAAGCCGCTCCGGTGCCGATTGCCTCGAGCAAAGCTTTCGCGACGAACGACAGCTTCTCGAACTTTATGGCCGCGGTTGGCATCAGCCAGCCGGCATCGAACCAGAGCGCAACAGGAACCTACACCGCTGAATACATCTCGCGCTTTCGGCCGCTGCTCGACAATATCTACCGCTCGTCCTGGATCTGCGGCGTGGCGGTCGATTCGGTAGCCGAAGACATGACCAAGCGCGGCATCGAGATCGTTACCTCGGCCGATCCGGCGCAGGTGGAAGGCCTGCATGCCGCCTGGCGCGACCTGCACCTGTGGGATCAGATCTGCGACACGATCAAGTGGGGCCGGCTCTATGGCGGAGCGATCGGCGTCATGCTGATCGACGGCCAGCGCTTCGATACGCCGCTGCGTCCCGAGACGGTGGCGCCTGGCGCATTCAAGGGCGTGTATCCGCTGGACCGCTGGACGGCGCAGCCGGTGCTTTCTCTGCCGGTACGCGACTACGGCCCGGACTTCGGCAAGCCGATGTACTACGACGTGATGGCGGACAACAACGTCCTGCCAAATGCGCGGATTCATTACTCGCGCGTGATTCGCATCGATGGCATCGACCTTCCGTACTATCAGCGGATGACCGAGAACCTGTGGGGCCAGTCGGTCATCGAGCGCCTCTGGGACCGGCTGCTAGCATTCGATTCGACCACCCAGGGAGCGGCGCAGCTCGTCTACAAAGCGCATCTGCGCACCTACGCCGTCGAGAACCTGCGCGAGATCATTGCGGCGGGTGGACCGGCCCGGCAGGGACTAATCGCGCAGATCGATTTCGCACGCATGATGCAGTCGAACGAAGGCATCACGCTTATGGATGCCAAAGACAAGTTCGAGGCGCACAGCTACACCTTCAGCGGGCTGGACACGGTTCTACTGCAGTTCGGCCAGCAGTTGTCCGGTGCGCTGCAGATCCCGCTCGTGCGGCTCTTCGGCCAATCGCCCGCGGGCCTGAACGCGACCGGGGAAAGCGACATCCGCAATTACTACGACGGCATTCAGCAGCGGCAAGAGCACCGGCTGCGGTCCCCGATCAGCAGTCTGCTGCGGGTGACCTGGCGCTCGCTCTACGGTTCCGATCTGCCCGAAGGCAGCAATTTCAGTTTCCGGCCGCTCTGGGTGATGTCCGATGAGCAGAAGGCGCAGATCGGCAACACGATTACGCAGGCGGTGACGCAGGCCGAGAGCAACGGCCTGGTGCGGCGCGCGACGGCATTGAAGGAGCTGCGGCAATCGAGCCACATCACCGGGCTCTGGTCGAACATCACCGACGAAGAAATCGAGGAAGCGGAGAATGAGCCGCCGCCGGTACCCGACGGCATGATGCTCGACGAGAACGGCGAGGCGAAGCCGGCGGCGAGCGTGATCGGCGAGGATGACGAGGACGACGGCGACTCGACGAACGACCGCGCTTACAAACCGCGGCGGAGCTGGCGCGATCGTTTTCTGGCTCTGTTTCGCGATGAGGACTGGAAGGAGTCGGAACATCCGCGGAAAGACGACGGAGAGTTTACAGAAAAAGGCAGCGGGACCTCAGGCAGCAGCGAGCCGGAGCCGAGCCATCCTCTGGGACCGCTTTACCGTGAGGTTTCTGGGAAGCCGCACGAAGCCATCGCAAAATTGCTCAGTGAGAAGAAGGGCGCGGTACCGGACATCTGGGACAACCCGGAAGTGCCCACAGGAAAGATTGGACTGGCCTGGGGTGTGCCCGGCAACCCGGCGAAGAAGTGGCGGGGCGGTCACGGTCTTGCCCACATCATCGCCAAACACGTCGAAGCGCAACAAGACTTCAAGCTCGAGGACTTGCCGGACATGGTACCGAAATTGAAGTTCCTGCGAGTGGAAGGGGAAAACCGCCTGATCATGGAAACACCTGATCATCGAGCGGTGGTTTCGCTCGATTGGTACGGCAAGCAAGAGCACTGGCTCATTTCGGCCTTCGAGCCAAGAGAGTGAGGGCCGTGCCCATCGGAGGGACCCTATTGCTACCCCGATGCTCCGTAGAGGAAGCTTTTCGACTCCGCAGCTTCGGAACGGCTCAATTACCAGCGTAGCGTGATTTCGATCGCAATGGGACCAGATGCCGCGCCTGAAACGTCCGATCGCCCGACCAGTATTTTCCGGTCCCGAGCGCCGTTATGTGATTTCGCTGCGCAAGGTGGCCGACCAGGTCCTGACGCTGGTGCGCGGGTTCGATGTGACGGATCCGGGCGTGGTGCCGCGGCTGCGCAATGTGCTCGAGAAGTACGCATTGGCATTAGAACCGTGGGCTGAAGCAACGGCGGCGCGGATGTTGGCAGAAGTGAATCAGAAGGACCGGCAGAGCTGGCAGGTACTCACCGCGCAGATGTCACGCCAGCTGAGAAATGAAATCGATCAGGCGCCGACAGGACAGACTCTGCGCTCGCTGCTGGCCGAGCAGGTGCAGCTCATCAAAAGCCTGCCACTGGAAGCCGCACAAAGGATACAGGACTTGACGGTCGAGCGGTTATCGGACAGCCGCCGGTCCAGCGAGCTGGTGGCCGAGATTATGCGAACCGGCGAAGTGACCCGCAACCGTGCGAACACGATCGCGCGCACGGAAACCTCGCGGGCGGCTTCGGTGCTGACGCAGGCGCGGGCGCAGCATATCGGCTCGGAAGGCTACATCTGGCGCACCGCTGAGGATTCCGATGTGCGGCCGTCTCATCGGCGCATGAACGGGCGCTTCGTGCGCTGGGACCAGCCACCGAAGCTCGACAATCTCACCGGCCATGCGGGGGCGCTGCCGAACTGCCGATGCTATCCGGAGCCGGTGATTCCGGAGACTTAGAAAGTTCTCAGAAATGCCACGACACCGCCGAAAACGCCAAGGCCGAGCCAAAGCGTCCATCGCGCATGTCTCGTCCAAGCTTTCGCTGATTTCTCGTTAGGCTGCCAGCCCACTAGGGCGTCAATGGCACGCCAACTTGCATACGCGGCCGTTGTCAATGAGACCAGACAAAATGCAGTGATCCACCCGCTCCACACGGTATGACGGACCGACTTGTCGTAAACCGCGGCGATTGCAACGAGAGCACCAAGGGAGATCGTTCCCAGATGCTTGAGTGAGTCAACCCGTAGCTTTCGGATTTCTATTTCTTCCTGAGTCATATATGCGGTTTTATACTACCGACCAACTCGGGCCGAATCGACATCTTACGCCCGAGGGTTTTCTCGTCTGCAAGGACGTCGCGATCGGGCGGACGGGCGATATGGTCTACGCGCCGGGCGAGGTGCCGGTCGAGGCGGGCCCGGACGGCCTGATCCGCATCACGCGCGATGCCGACGCCGTTTTCCATGACGACACCATCGCCAGCTTCCAGGGCAAGCCGATCACGCTCGATCATCCGCCCGTTGACGTTACGCCGCGCAACTGGTGCTCGCTCGCCAAGGGCGTTGTGCAGCATGTGCGGCGCGGCGAAGGCACGAGCGACAGCCTGCTGCTCGCTGATCTGCTGATCACCGATCAGGCGACGATCGACGCGGTGCGCGACGGTCTGCGCCAGGTCTCATGTGGCTACGACGCCGAATACGAACAGCTTAAGCCCGGCTATGGCCGGCAAAGAAACATCATCGGCAATCACGTTGCCCTGGTGGAAAAAGGGCGTTGCGGGGAACGCTGCGCCATAAGAGATGGAGATAAAAGCATGTCTGCAAAAGCGAAAAAGACTCGCTGGACTGATTTCAAATCCCGCATTACGGCAGCGTTCAAGGCCCGCGATGAGGGAGAGCTGCAAACGCTGTTGACCGAAGCGCCGGAGCCGGACGATCCGACCAAAGGCGAAGCGAGAGAAGAAGACAGCAACGGGAACAGTTCCGAGAACGGCCTGGCCGCGAAGGTCGATGCCATTGTTGCTCGCCTGGACGCGCTCGAGGCGCGCCTGGGCGCAACTGTTGACCGGAAGGCCAAAGACGAGCGTAAAGAGTCCGAGAACGAGGAAGACGAGGACGACGACGAGGACGAGAAGGACGAGAAGAAGCGAAAAAAGTCCGAAGACTCCGCTTCCACTCGCGACCAGGCACCGTCGGCCAGCGAGATTCAAGACATCTTTGCGCGTGCAGAGATCCTGGCCCCCGGCATCAAATTGCCCACCATGGACCAGGCAGCCAAGCCGGCGGCGGTGCGCGATAGCCTCTGTGCGCTTCGCCGCCTGGCGCTGACGCGTTTCGTCGAAGGCGAGCGCGGCCGCAAAGTGGTGCTGCCGTTTTTTGGCGGGAAAGATCCGGACTTCAAGACGATGACATGCGATGCCGTGCAGGGCGTCTTCGTCGCCGCATCCGAGATCGCCAAGCGCGAAAACAACTATGAAGCTGCGTTGAGCAAGGACGCGATCGCGCAGACGCGCGCCACCACCAGCGCCATCGTCGAGATCAACAAACGCAACAAGGAATTCTGGAGCCGCAGTTAACCCGGCGGCAAGAACGCTGAACTCAAGGAGAACACAATGCCTGCATTTACCTTCCGCATGCCTGCCGGGATCCCGGGCATGCTCAACCGAACCGAAATCGCGACTGTCGAAGCACAGATTGTGATGCCTACGAATCCACCGACCGCCTTCGGCGTGCCCGTTGCGATCGATGCCACTGCTCTGCAGGTCCGGCCGATCGGCGCCGGCGATGCGGCTGCGGCCGTGTACGGCTTTCTGATCCGGCCGTACCCGTCGACTGGGAATCAGATTAACGAGCCCGTCGGAACCGCGACACCGCCGACCTCCGGCGTAGTCAACGTCATGCGCCGCGGCTATATGACGATCAAGCTCAACGGCACGGCCGCCGCCGTCAAAAACGCGCCGCTGTTTGTGCGCATTGCGAATCCGAGTACCGGAAAAGTGGTCGGCGGTGTGGAAGCGGCAGCCGATGGTACAAACACCATTCAGCTCTCGAACGCCTACTTCATGGGACCGGCGGACGCACAAGGCAACGTGGAGATTGCCTACAACATCTAGGCGAAGGCGCCCGGAGAAAGCAGCAGAAATTTCAGGACTGGAGACAAAACACAATGCTTACTTTCGATCGTCGTACCGTTGACTCTACCGGCGCTTTTCTGATCGGCGAACTGGAACGGCTGGATGCGACTATACATGAACCGCTCGTTTCCGTCACGTGGGGCCGTGACATCGACCTGCGCGAGGACGTGACCATCGGCGATGAGTTCTCGTCGTTCACCAATTCGACCTTTGCTTCGCCCGGCGGCATCAACCCGACCGGCAAGGCCTGGATCGGGAAGAAAACGAATGCCATCACGGGCGTCGAGCTCGACATCGGCAAGACAGCGAACCGGCTGCACCTGTGGGGCATGGAGCTGTCTTACACCATCCCCGAGCTCGAGAGCGCGGCACGCCTCGGGCGGCCCATCGATCAGCAGAAGTTCGATGCGATCAAGCTGAAACACCAGATGGACATCGACGAGATGGTGTACGTGGGCGACAGTTCGCTCGCTGTCACCGGGCTGATCAATTCGCCACAGGTGACGGTCACGACCGCGCCTACGGCGGGAACCGCCAGCCCGACCGGCAACTCAACGTCGACCCGCTGGGCCGATAAGACGGCCGACGAGATTCTGGCCGATGTGAATGCGGCGCTGACGGGCGCCTGGGCAGCCTCCGGCTGGGCTGTTATGCCGAGCGAGCTGCGCCTGCCCCCGCAGCAGTTCGGGCAGCTGGTGGCCACCAAGGTTTCGACTGCGGGCAATCTGAGCGTGATTGAGTACCTGAAAGTGAACTCACTTTCGAATGCGATCAATGGCCGGCCGCTGAACATCCAGCCGTTGAAGTGGCTGCAGGGTGCGGGCACGAGTGGCACGAATAACCCGACGCTGGCCACACCTGCGCCGGATCGCGCTCTCGCCTACACCAAAGATCGCAACCGGGTACGGTACCCGCTAGTACCGCTGCAGCGCACGCCGCTTGAGAACCGCTCGATTTACCAGATCACCACGTACTTCGGGCGCCTCGGCCAGGTCGAGCTAGTCTATCCGGAAACGGTGGCCTATCTGGACGGCATTTAGTCAAAACGATCAGAATGGAGGGAGCCTATGCCCAAATCAGCAGAAGCACGCGAAACAGACGAGAAAGAGCAGCCGCTCGCCGAAAAGCAGGCGGCTCTCGCGCATCTCGAGCAGACGGCGGCACATCATCCGCATGAAGGCGACACGGCCTCGCCCGTGCATGTCGTACATGCGGTGAACACGGTAAAGCCGCATCCGTTCGAAGGCCACACCGGCTCACCGCATGTGGTTCATCCGGCGACGAAGAAAGCCTGATGGTCACGCCCGCGTCCTTTCGGGCGGACTTCCCGGAATTCAGTGATACCAATCTGTATTCCGATGGAACCCTCACGTTCTGGATCAACTTGTCGGCCGCCCTGGTGAACGCGGACCGGTGGACGGACCTGACCGATATGGCGGTGGAACTGGCGACCGCCCATCAGGTTCTACTGGCGAATGCGAATCAAGCAGCCGCAGCGGGCGGGCAGCAGCCAGGCGCAACAAAGGGCCTGGTCTCGTCGAAGTCAGTGGGCGATGTCAGTGTGAGCTATGACCTGAGCAGCGCCACGCTCACCGATGGCGCGTTCTGGAATCTCACGCAGTATGGCGTGCGGTTCCTGCAGTTGGCGCGGATGTTCGGCTCGGGTCCGATTCAGCTGTAAGGGCGATAAGACCCGGATTCGACGCAGCAGCCAGGAGCGGGCACTCCATTCCAGCTACCGGACCGCAATACCGCCCTCCACATGAATGTAACAACGAAAGTCACGAAGGATAACGTGGGCGAACTGCTGCGATCCCTTCAGGAGCTGGCCAGGCGCGATGTGCTGGTCGGCGTAACCGAAGAGCGCAGCGATCGGGATGATCCGGAGGCGGGGACGCTCGGCAACGCCTCGTTGGCCTACATCCACGAGCACGGTTCGCCAGTGCAAAACATTCCGGCGCGGCCGTTCCTCGAGCCAGGCATCCAGGCCGCAAAAGAGAGAGTTGCCGGCATGTTCGAAAAGGCTGCACAGGCGGCACTCGACGGCAAAGAGGCGGCTGCGGTGCAGGCGCTGGACAAGGCCGGGCTGATAGCACAGAACACTGTGCGCGCGCGCATCACGTCCGGCCCGTTCGCGCCGCTCGCGCAGGCAACGCTCGCCGCCCGCCGGCGCCGCGGCCGAACCGGGACGAAGCCGCTGATCGATACCGGGCAGCTGCGCAACTCGATCACGTACGTCGTTCGCGAAAAATAGTTGCGCCTGGCGTTCAAACTCGGCGGCGATCCGCTGCTGCATCCGGTCGAGGCTGTCATAGAATGGCGCACAAACTCGCAGGTATGCCATGCCGAACTGCTGTTTGCAAACGGTGAAACGTTCAGTACCGAGCTCAGCGTGGGCGCCCGTTATACCAACGGGAGCCAGCTCCTGCCCGGGCAATGGGAGTGCGTTGAGCTCGGGCCGCTCGATGAGGACGCCATCCGTGAACGCTGCGACCTGCTGCGCGGGCGCTCCTACGATGCGCTCGGCCTGGTTGCCTATCTGCTCGACTGCAAAGACCCGGATGCGCGCGAGCGATCGTTTTGCGCCATGCTGTGCGTGCAGATCCTGCAGCAGGCAGCGAATGTTTTCCGGTTTGCCCAGCCGTCGGTCATCTCGCCCGGCGAGCTGTATCTGATGGCGAAGGCGCGCGAAGAGGCCCTGCTGCAACGACCGGCATGATCGACCTGAGCGATATCGTCAGCGATCCGGAGTTTGCTCGTCCGTTCACGATCAACCGCTCAACCGGGCAGTTTGCGCTAGGTGGATACCAGGCTGCGGTTCAGCAGATACAGGCCGTCGGCGTCATCCGGCCGGCCGGCGCCCAGGATATCGAGATCGTGCCGGAAGGCGACCGCACACTCGGCATGATGACGTTCTGGTCGGCGACGGAAATGAACACGACGAGTGCCACCGGAACGAGCGACGTGCTGACGTATCAGGGCATCGATTACCGCGTGCTGCAGGTGATGCCATCGGGCGACTTCGGTTACTGGAAGGCGATCGCGGCACGCAAGAGCGGCGACTAGCGGACCATGGGAACAACTTCGACATTCCCGAACCAGCAGACGCTTGCCAGCACCGCGCTGACGCCGGACAGTCTGTTGACCGTGCTGCAGAAGCTGGTAGCACAGATACTCGGCTTCAACCCGACAAGCAATACCGATGCCGCGTACAGCTCAGTACGCGTCGAATGGCCCGAGGAAGGCCAGCCCGGCTTTACGATCGACTCCGATTACGTCTTTCTGCGCGCCACCGAGGACGACGACGATTACGCACACCTGCGCGACACCAAGTACGCGACCAACGATCAGCAGAGCGTCCGGCTGACGATGACCTATATTCGCGTCTGGCGCGTGCACCTGACGTTCTACGGGCCGGCCAGCTTCGATCACGCCCGGCTGGTCGCGGACGCGATGTTTCTGGACTGGGTGCACGATGCGCTGGCGGCTTCGAGCCTGTTTCTGATCACCGATTTTGCGCGGCCGGTTTACGCGCCCGAACGCTTCCAGGGCCAGTGGTGGAAACGCACGGATCTCGAGCTGCGCTTCAACGAGCGTGTCGTTGACACACTGATCCTTCCGTCCATTGCGAGCTCCGAAGTACTCATCTACGATGCCGCGGCCAAGCTTGCTGATTTGACCATCACCTAAGACTTCAGAGGAAAACGTATGCCCACAACTCAACCGCTTTCGGTTGTCGTCAATGTGGCGGTTACGGTCGCGCCCGTCGCAGCCGCCACGCCAACCTTCAATCAGGGTCTGATCGTCGGCCCATCGACTGTGATTCCGGCCTCGCAGCGCGTCCGGCAATACACCAGCTTGGCGGCGATGCTGTCGGACGGCTTCACCGCAACGTCGCCGGAGTATCTGGCAGCGCAGCTCTATTTCGGGCAGACACCGACGCCGCAGTACCTGTGGGTCGGCCGGCAGGATTTGACGGTGCCCGAGACGCCGCTGCAAGCGCTGCAGGCCTGCCGGGCTGCGTCACCGAACTGGTGGGCGTGCCTGGTCACCGATGCCGTCGCCGCGGATCACGAGGCCATCGCAGCCTGGATTCAGGCCGCTACGCCGCAGTCCTGCTACTTCTACACGACTTCCGATGCTAACGTGCTCTCCGGCGCTACGGGTAACGTCGCGTCCGTGCTTCAGGCGGGCGGTTACTCGCGCGTCTTCGGTGTGTACTCGACCACCCAGGGCGGCGCGGCGCCGAACAATGCCTATGCCGCAGCCGCTGCGATGGGTGTCGCGATGGGCAGCAACACGGGCCTGGCGAACTCGTATTTCACGCTGAAGTTCAAACCGCTCACCGGGGTTGTGGCGGAGCCGCTGACGAATTCCCAGATCACCGCGCTCGAGGCGCTGAACATCAACCTGTACCTGTCCTACGCCAATACGTACACGTGGCTCGAGCAGGGCCAGGTGGCCAACGGCCAGTATCTGGACGAGATTCTGAATCTCGACATGCTGAGCTCCGATATTCAGTACAGCCTGGTGAACCTGCTGATCAGCCAGCCGTCGATCCCGCAGACGAACGCCGGTGAATCGCAGCTGATCGCAGCCGTGCATCAGGCGTGCGACAACGCGGTCAGCCGCGGGTTCATCGCGCCAGGCGTGTGGGAAGGTCAAACGATTCTGAACCTGTCGGCCGGAACCGCGCTGCCGAAGGGCTACCTGGTTCAGTCCGACACGTTTGCAAATCAGTCCGCCGGGGACCGGGCCGCGCGGAAAGCGATGCCAATTTATGTGGCGCTGATCGAGGCGGGCGCAATGCACTCGATTACGGTTGGCGTGTACGTGCAGAGGTGAGGTAAAAGCAGATGACAACTTACTCTTTCAAAGACCTGACCGGCGCATTCGTTCACCCGCTCGTCGGCAGCTACATCCTCGCGGGCGGCAATGTCGGCCTGGGCCAGATCACGATCACGAACGCGACCGACCGCACCGCGCACGACACGGCGGCCGATGGGTCTGTGATGGTCTCATACATTGCAGGCGACAGCGGTGCCGCTACGATCGAAGTGCAGCAGACCAGCGATCTGCATTCCTTCCTGCTCGGCTGGTTCAACCAGCTGAAGACCCTCGCCGACTCGGGCGACGTCAGCCTATGGGCCGCGGGCGTGCTCTCGCTGCGCAACCTCGAGGACGGCACAGTGCATACGCTGACCGGCGTTTCGCCGTCGAAAGTGCCCGATAAGGTCTATCAGGCGCAGGGCCAGCGCGTGACCTGGAACCTCATGGCTGCCGCGGTGATCAGCGAATAGCGAAGCATGCACGAAGCGACAAAAGACGTAGAGGTGAAGGGCGCCCGCTATCAGATTGGGCGTTTGACGGCGCGCGACGGAAGCTGGATTCTGCTGCAGCTCACGCCCAAGATTTCGAAAGCCATGCAGCAGGTCCGTGAGGACGAGCCCGACACGTTCGCGCTCGCATTCATCAGCAGCGTTATCGAGGAGATCGCCCAGACTGACGAGGACACGTTCCGGCGCATTCAGGAGCATGCGCTCACGGTTTGCCGGCGCTACGAAAAAGACAACGTACCGATGCCCGTGTTCTTGGCGGGCCGGGGTTTTGCCATCAAGGAGCTCGAGTACGACCTCGTCGCCGTCATGGCGCTGACCTGCCACGCGCTCATTTTCAATCTCGCCCCTTTTTTTACCGAAGGCGGGTTTCAACAGATGCTGTCGGGCCTGAGCCCGGCTTCGAACCCTGCGCCTTCGCCGAACTAGACGGCTTTGCCTTCCGGCCGGTGCTCGCTGGCATCTGGCGGCACCATGAGGTTTTCGACGGCACGTATACCTTTGTCGATCTTCTCGATGCGCACGAACTCCTCGATGTACAGCAGGAAAACGAACGCCGCTCGGCGGCCTGGCATCACCGGCGCCAGTCCCTCCCGTAGCCTGCACGCATAAATGGACCCAAACGTTCTTCGCAGCTACCTGGTCTCGCTGGGCTTCCAGGTCAACCAGCCGCAGCTTAATCAGTTCAATACTGCGCTGAAGCAGGCGGCCTCGCTCGTCGAGGGCCATACCGGCCTCATCGCCGGGCACATGCTGAAGTGGCAGGCCGCCATAACGGGCGCGTTTGCTGCGGTCAGCACGGCTGTTCTCGGCCTGGCCGATCATGTCGCGATGGCCGATCAGGAGTATCGGCTGTTCGCCCTGCACATGTTCACGTCGCAGGACACGGCCCGCAAGCTGACAATCGCTACCGACGCGCTCGGCGTTTCGCTCGAAGAAATGATTTGGGACCCGGAGCTGCGGGCCCGCGCCGTCGAGCAGTTCGAACTGATCGACCGGCTGCAGCAGCAGCTGGGCCCGGATTTTGAGGACCGCATGCGACGCATCCGCGACTTTCGCGGCGAGCTCGGGAAGCTCGGCACCGAGATGAAGTTCCTGTCGATGCAGTTCGTTTCCGCGCTGTTTGAAAAGTTCGGCACGACCATCGACGACGTGTACGCGAGGCTGCAGCAGTTCGGCGCCTGGCTCGCCGAGCACATACCGGACATAGCCGATACGGTCGCCTCCGAGCTTGTCCCGGTGCTGAAGGATACCTGGCTCATCGTAAAATCGCTCGGCGAGATGTTCGGCATCGCCGCGCAGGCCTTCGTCAATCTAGTGGCCGAGTTTTCAGGCGATGACTCGATCCGCGGCACCGAGTTAAGCTTTCATAGCCTGGCCGGCGCGCTCGAGCACGTCGTGCATTGGGCGGCCGAGTTCGCGCAGGCGATGACGCTTGTGGAAAAGATCGTTCTGCATCTGGTAAGCGCCATAAGCTACGCGCTGTTTGGGCATTTCTCGAAAGCGTTCGGCGAGCTGAAGGCCGGCCTGGGTGATCTGACCGGCGAGGCCGGCGCGATCCTCGGCGCCATTGGTGGCAGTACGGGCCTGGGCGTGGCGGGCGGAACGCTTGGAACGATGGCCGGCGCCGCACTCGGCACGATGCTGTTCCCGGGTGCCGGCACGGCGGCGGGCGCGGCGCTCGGCACCCTGCTCGGCGGTATCGGCACAGCCGCCGGCGTAGGTGGCGGCGCGATCCTTGGCGGCGCGGCCGGCTATGGCGCAGGACGTGCGCGCGAGGCCCTGCTGCCCGGCCTGTCAAACCCAAGTGACCTTGAGCCGATGCGCGCCACCGAGGCGATGCCGCTGCGTGAAATGGGAAATGCTGTGCGCGAGTACCGCGATGCCATCATCCGCGAAGCGCAGGCGGCCAACATCGACCCGCGCGTAGCGCTATCAGTCGGCCTGCAGGAGAGCGGTATTCGGCAGTTCGATAGAGCCGGGCGCGTGATAGCGAGCAACGCCGGCGCCCTCGGCGTCATGCAACTGGAGCCGGGCACCGCCCGCGACCTCGGCGTCGACCCGAACGACCCTTATCAGAACATCCACGGAGGCGTTCAGTACCTCGCGCAGCTATACCGGCGCTACCAGGGCAACTGGCAGGCGGCGCTCGAGGCGTACAACGCCGGCCCGGGGAACGTCGACGCGGCCCTGCGTTACCACCGGTCCCTGCGCGGCGATGTCGCCGGCTACGCAAGCAGCGTGCTTGGGCGGGCGCAGCAGATCGATGTAGGCGGAATAACCGTGCAGATTTCGCAGCCAGGCGCAACGCCCGAGCAAATCCAGCAGGCGACCCTCGAGGGCGCTGTCCGCGGCGTGCGCCGTGCGCTGCAGCAGCAAACGCAACTCGACCTGGCGCAACTCGCGCCGGCGCAGTGACACGATGGCAACGTTTTTTGCACTGAACCAACTCACGCCGCTAGTCGGGAAAGTGATGGGCTCCCTAAGCGCGCCGCAGCCCGGTAACGGGCCCTACCGGCCGGCGGCCTGGCATCAACCGGCGCAGACGGCCATTACTGTTCCTGGAACGGTCCAGCCGCCGCTTCCGGGCCCGCCGGACATGTTCGGCAATCCCACGGCGCCTACGGCGGCCTTTCAGGACCCGCCGACCGTGTATGTTTTCGACGCGATACTGCACGCCGAGCATGCGCACGAGCTGCGCCGCACGGAGCATCCGGTGCAGACCGGCGCCAACATCACCGATCATGCGTATAAATTACCGGCGCGGGTTGTGCTCGAAATCGGAATGAGCGACGCGATGGACAGCTACCAGCCGAACGGCTGGGAGAGTGCCTCGTCGAAGTCGGTCGCGGCGTTTCAAACGCTGCTCGACCTGCAGCGGTCGCGGCAGCTCGTAACGCTTACAACCCGGCTCGCGACCTACGAGAACATGCTCGTCGAAAGCGTTTCGGCTACTGATACGAGCAAAACGCTGTACGGGCTCCGGGCCACTGTTACCTTTAGCGAGATCTTCCTAGCGACCGCGACCGCGACGAGCTCCGGGATTGTATCGGGCGACATTATCGACGGAACTGCCTCGGGCCGCCCGGCCGCGACCGTACAGTCGGCAGCCGGCACAGCGCAGGCGCAGCCCGTGCCGGGCGCCATCGAGAAGCAGAACAATGTGGCCGCGACGAGCTATCCGAACGTGCCCTCGATGCCGGCTATTCCGGGCGCGGGCTCGTGGTCTAGCTTTCCGGTTTCGAGCCTGTCGAAGCTGTTTTCGTAAGAAATGGATCAAGTCATTCCGCTCACATCGGCGCCGAACCAAACCCTCACGGTCGCGCTCTCGATCGACGGCGGAACCGTAACGCTTCGGTTGCAGTTGCGCTACAACGAGGTGGCACGCTATTGGGTGATGACGATCAGCGACCGGCTGGGAAACCTGCTCGTTGACTCCATTCCGCTCCTCACCGGCTTTTATCCGGCGGCGAACCTGCTGCAGCAGCAGCGGTATCTGGCGATCGGCAGTGCTTACGTCGTGAACGCGAGTGGGGTGGCCGCCGAGTATCCGACCTCGGCTAACCTGGGCTCAGATTTTCAACTGATTTGGAGTGACACGCCGACTGTATGAGCGCCGCGGTGTCGGCACAGCCTGCCTTTTTCGGTCGCGCCTGGAAAGTAACGATCGATACGCAGGCGGGCGACCACATCGTTGTTTCCAACAGCGCCTGGGAGAACGAGGCGCTGCGCGTTTCGTTCTCGATCGAACGGTCACCGCTGCCGATCTACTGGTGCGCCGATATCGAGATTTACAATCTGTCGGTCGCTGCCGGCCAGGCGTTAGGCGCGGATGCTCCCACGGCGCAGACGGGCCGGGTGGTAGGCAACTTCGGGCCCACCTTCACGACCGCTATTCAGAAAAGCGACCTGGTAACGATCAGCGCCGGCTATCAGAAGTACTTCAACCCGGATACGGACCTGATTTGGCGAGGGCGCGTGTTTCAGGTGATGTGGGAACGCAACGATGCGACCGAGCTGCGGCTGCGTCTGCGCTGCCTGCTTGGGCTGTACGAGGACGAAACGACCCAAATCAGCCAGTCCTTCGCGGCAGGCACGACGCTTGCGAGCATGGCGCAACAGATCGCGACGGCGGCCGGCATGGCAGTCGAGTACATCGACCCGTCGCTGAACTCCGTGGCCATTCCGCGCGCGCAGTCGGTTTTCAACCGCCCGTCGTATCTGCTCGCGCAAATCGCCGCGACAAAGAAACTGAACATGTGGATCAGTCCCAAGGGCCTGAACTTGCGATCGCTCGTGCCGCGGGCGACGACGCCGGATATCGTGTATGCGCCGCCGATTATCACTAATCTGCCGAACACCCAGAGCTCGACCGGCTTGACCAAGCAAACGCTCATCGGCGCACCGCAGCAAACCGAACTCGGCGCGTCGTTCCGGGTGCTGCTCGATTCACAGCTGGAGCTCGGGCAGCTGGTGAAGCTCGATATGTCCGTCGTTCGCATGATGGCTAAAATGCCGGGCCCGACGAGCGTGCCATCGCTGCTCGATCAGGACGGCCTGTTTATCGTCGCCGGCCTGCGGCACGTCGGCGATACGCGCGGAAACGATTGGCATACCGAGGTCGAGGGAATCACGCCTGAGTATGCGCGCATCTATCAGCCGTTGATGGGAGCCACCGGATGAGTACGACGCAGGGCTACGGCCTGACGATCTCGGAGCGGATCGGCGCTTCGCCGTCGCGTTTTCATAAGCTCGAGGAGGCAATCAACCGCCGCCTGCGCGTGGCCATCCCGGGTATCGTGCAGTCGTTCAACGCCGCAAAGCAGACGGTTACGGTTCTGCCGGCGCTGAACGAGGAGGTCCGGATCGGCGGCGTGCCGACCAAGCGCCCGCTTCCACTGCTCGCCGATGTTCCCGTCGTGCTGCCGCGCGCCGGCGGGTTTACACTGACCCTGCCGATAGAGCCGGGCGATGAGTGCCTGGTTGTTTTCGCTGATATGTCCGTCGATTCCTGGTGGCAGCAGGGCGCGGGCTCGGCCGGCGCTTCGCAGCCGCAGGATCAGGCAACGACCAGGCGTCATGATTTATCCGATGGCTTCGCCATTATGGGCTGCTGGAGCCAGCCGCGCGTGCTGCCGAGCTACTCGACGAGCTCGGCGCAACTGCGCAAGGACGACGGAACGGTGAAAATCGATGTCGCCGCGAATCAGGTTACAGTGACGGCGCAAACGGTCCAGGTGAATGCATCGGGCCAGGCTACCGTCAGCGGATCGACCGTGAACGTAACGGGCAGCGCCCAGGTGAATGTATCGGGCAGCGGTAATACGATCATCGAGGGCCGCAACTTTCTAACGCATACGCACTCGGGCGTGCAGTCGGGCGGATCGACGAGCGGACCGGTTGTTTAGTACTACTGCCTCAGCCGGCGGAACTGGCACCGCAGGTATCCAACAAACCAGATGGTCGAACCCCAAACAGGCGCGCCGATGACCAGCCAGACGAAGGGAGCGGCGATTTTGCCGGCAGCGAGCGCGATGACCACAAACGGCAGAAAGCAGAACCAAAGGCACCAGCCGACAAACAGCCCGAAGCCGATCGTGAAAAGCAGGCCGGTGGCCAGGCGGGCGGCGGCTACACCTGTAGCAACGCCCACCGAGGCGCCAAAGCTGAGGCGAGCGGTTTCCATCGTGCTCATCGAGCGCAGCTCGTTCAGCAGCGAGGGCTGGCGCGCCGGCTGGGCCGGATCATAGATGTACTTCGGGAACTGCTGTGGCTGAGCGTCGCCGGGCTGGTTCCCACCCGGCGCATCCCAACCTCCGCGCGGCGTAATGAATGACATGACGTCTCTCTTATCGCTCATAAACAGGCAGTTTTGAAATAGGGCTTTTCCGCCTGCAGTACTAGACCATCGATGGCATACATCCCTCCGTACCTCGGCTCCTCCGGCTTGTCGATTCCGGCCTATGCCGATATCCTCAACGACCTGCTCGGCCAGTTCCAAACCATCTATGGGCAGAACGTGTACATGGGCCCGGACTCGGCGGACTACCAGTTCATCAGCGCCGTTGCGCTGAAGATCTCGGACACGATGCAGGCGCTGCAGCTGGTCTATAACGCGCGAGCTCCGCTGACCGCGATTGGCGCCGACCTGGACAGCATCGTCAAGCTGAACGGCCTCACGCGTAAGGTCGCTTCCTACTCGACCTGCCCGGTAGTCATCACTGGAACGACCGGCACGGTGATCACAAATGGCGTCGTCCGGGACGTAAACGGATACACGTGGAATCTGCCGCCGCAGGTCACGATTCAAACCGGCGGCACCGTGACCGTCACCGCGACGTGCTCGACCTCGGGCAACATCAACGCGGCGATTGGGCAGATCTCCATCATCGCTACGCCCACCGCCGGCTGGACTGCGGTTACGAATACCGTACCGGCTTCGGCCGGTCAGCCGATCGAAACCGATGCACAGTTGCGCGCGCGCCAGTCGCTCTCGGTTGCCCTGCCCTCGCGTAGCATGCTCGCAGGAACGCAAGCCGGGATCGCGGCCGTGCCAGGCGTCACGCGTTACAACATCCTCGAGAACCCAACGAACGCGACCGACAGCTATGGCAACCCGCCGCACTCGATCACGTGTGTGGTGGAAAACGGCACGGATGCGGCGGTCGCGCAGGCGATCTACAACAACCGCTCGATCGGCTGCTACACGAACGGCACCGATACCGTTACTGTCACCGATCCGTACACCGGCGCGACGATGCCGATCAGCTTCTATCGCCCGACCTACGTGCCAATTTACGTCACGCTGAATGTTCACCCGCTCGCCGGATATTCGTCATCGACCGGTGCGGCGATCCAGACGGCGGTTGCCAATTATCTGAACAGCCTGCAGATCGGTGAGTCCATCACGATCTCGGCGCTGTATGGGGCCGCCCTGTCTGTCATGCCGAACCTGTCGCTGCCGATGTTTTCGATCAAAGGTCTGTTTGCCGGTACCAGCCCGAACCCGACAACCTCGCTCGATATTACGCTGCTGTTCTATCAGGTGGCGAGCGGTTCGATCGGAAACATCTCGTTGGCAATGGTCTGACATCATGTCGGCACCCTATCCCACGACGAGCTACTATCTCGGGCTGATCACATCCGAGTACCAGCTTTCGCCGAAGTTCCTCGCCTGGCTGGCCGCGCCGCTTTCGCTTCTGCAGGATGCCTCGATCTGCCTGGATTCGTTTACGGCCGGCTTTGATCTGGATACGGCGATCGGGCCGCAGCTTGACGTGCTCGGTCAGATCATCGGACAGTCCCGCACGGTAGCCTTCCAGCCATCGAACAACATCAGCCCGACACTCAACGACGCCTCGTATCGCATTCTGCTCAAGGCGCGCATCGCGCAGAACCAGTGGCAAGGCACGATTGACGAGCTGCAGGGCATCTGGGCGCGCCTGTTTCCGGGCGGCCAAATCAGCGTGATCGACTCGCAGAACATGAGCGCGAACGTCATTCTGACCGGCGCGTTCACGTCGATCATGATCGACCTGATCGTCAATGGCTATATCGTCCCGCGGCCCGAGGGCGTGCTTTACAACTACCTATTCCCGGTTCTGCCGGCCTTCGGCACGGACCAGAACACGGCATATATCGGCGGGCCCGATCGCGGCCACCTCATCTAGGGAGCTTCCATGCCAGGCAGCAGTAATTTTCAACAGTGGAATCCGAATGCGAATAACCAGGAGACCGACGCCGCCTATACAGCCGATGCGCTCCGGACAAATGGCGCAGCGAACCCTTCGATTCTGCCGTCCATCACGCTCAACAAGGTGCTGTATCAGCTGTCGACGTTCGTGGCGGCTCTCGCGCAGGCGCTGTCGTCCAAGGGCTACACCGTCACCGATGCGAATCTGAACGCACTCGCGGCCGCGCTGGCGGCCATCATGACGCAAGCCGATATGGTGCCCTATGCGCCGCTCGCGAGTCCTGCTCTCAGCGGGACACCGACTACGCCGACGCCGCCCGCGGGCGACTCGAGCGCAGCCATCGCAAACACCAGTTGGGTCGCGGCCTCCTTTGCGACACTCGCCTGGGTACTCGCGAACTTCGCACCGCTTAACAGTCCGCAATTCCAGGGCACGCCAGGCACGACGACGCCAGCCGCAGGCGACAGCAGCGGGCGCATTCCAAACACCATCTGGGTGGCGCAAAACTTCGCGCCGCAGACAAACCCTGGCTTCAACGGCCAGGTGAACATCAACGGTACAGCCGTCATCAATGCGCCGCCCAACGGTGATAACAGCAACCGCGTCACAAACACGCAGTGGGTCACGACGAATTTCGCGCAGCTGGCTCAGTTCCCGAATTCTCTCAGCCAGAACGGATATCAGAAGCTACCGGGCGGCCTGCTCATCCAGTGGGGCACCGTCGCGGTCCCGAACTCCGGCTCGATCACGGTGAATTTCCCGGTCCCGTTTTCCGCCAACCCGTTCTGCATCCAGGCGACCGATAACGGCACGGCCGGCAACAACAGTGACTACATCGTTTCGGCGGGCCTGGTGCCGGCCAATCCGACGACGCAGTTCACGATTTACGTGAAGAATCAGTCGGGCAGCTATATCGGGGCCTCGGTTGGCTGGCTGGCGATCGGGCATTAAGGCGTGGCGACCATAACCTATCGTCAGCTCGATGCCAATGGCGACCCGATCTGGGGCCAGGGCCAAGCGAACTTTCTCAGCGATCTCGCGGCGGTTGCACAGGCGATCGGAACGCGGCTGAAACTGCTGCAGGGCGAGTGGTGGGAAAACCTGAATACCGGCACGCCGATTTTCCAGAGCATGCTCGGCGTGGGCGGCAGCGGCAAACGCCCGAACGCGATCGCGCTGCTGATTACGCAGCGCATTCTGACGACGCCCTACGTTGAGGGTGTGTCGAATGTGGCGACGAGCTACAATCCGGCGACCCGCGCCTTCCAGTTCTCGTGCCAGGTGGAAACGCAGTTCGGCACGATCACTGTGACCAATCAGCCACCCGCTTCGCAGACCGCGCCTCTGAAACAGAGCGCGATGGGCACCGCCGCGGCTTTGGTGAGCAATTGGAATGCCGCCGTTTGGGACGACTTCCGGTGGGGTTAATCGAGATGGCAAACCAACAAAAGACTTACGAGTTCTCGGAACGGGAACGCGCGCATTTCGAGCGCTACCGTGTTCAGCTGCAGGCGATCGCCGGCTCGCTGAATCACGACATCGAGTTTATTTGCATGCAGCAGGGCCTCGAAGGTCCCTGGCAGCTGAAGCCGGACGGCTCGGGCCTGCAGCCCTTCACGCCGCCGCAGCCGCTGCCCACGAGCGCGCAGCCGCAGCCCAACGGAGTGACCGCACATGCCTAGCTGGCCGAGCGTATCGTCGCAAACGCCTGCGCTCGCAGCGCAGTACAACGCGTTGTCGGCTGCGATTGCCTCGTGGCTGGGCCCTGTCAGCGCCGCCGGCAATCTGCTGACCGATCTGCCATCGGCCGGTCTGCGGACGACGAACGCGAGCTGGCAGGAGTTTCAGGTCGCAGCCGTCGCGGGTGCCAACCAGGCGGCCGATACGTTCCAGATTCAGTACAACACCCGCACGAATCCCGCCGGCTCCGATTCGTGGTCCTCGGTCCTGAGCGTAGCGGCGCAGACGGGCGCGCTGAACGTCGCCGTCGGCGTAACTTTTGGCTCAGGGGCGCTGTTCCTGGGCGCGGCGAATTTCAACAGCACGGCTTCGTTTCAGGGCCTGGCCTCCTTCGGCGCGGCTTCATTCGCGGGATCGGCGACGTTTAACGGGCCGTGTTACTCGAACGCAAACTCGCCCGAGTACTTCACAACGGCCAATGCGTCCTGGCAGGAGTTTCAGCTCAGCACGTATAAGGGCGCGGCGGCCGCAAACGACCTGCTGCAGTTGCAGTACAACACCCGCTCGAGCTCGGGCGGGACCGATAGCTGGACCAACGTGCTGAGCATCGCGGCGCAGACCGGCGCACTGACGATTACGCCGGCGACCACCTTTCAGAGCGGCGTCAATCTCGCGAGCTTCGCGGTTTCAGGCGCGGCGGCCTTCTCCAACCCAGCCTCGATTTCCTTCGGCTCGAATTTCCAGACCTGGACACCTACGGTGACAGGCAGCGGCTCGATGACGGCCTCGAGCACGACGTTTCAGAGCGCACAGTACTGCCGCATCGGTCCGATCCTGGTCTTCAGTCTGCAGTTCTCGACGACACTTGGCGGAACGATGAGCTCCACCCTGAACGTGACGTTGCCTGTATCGACCGTCGGTCCCTACGTGTGGCTCTACGCGGGTTATATTCCGGGCGCAAGCGGTCCCTGGCAAAACGCCGTCGCATTTGCGAATAACGCGGCCACCAACACGATTTCGATTTCCATCAGTGGCGGCGCGAATTTCACGGCGGGCACGGTAAATGTAATTCTTGCCGGCTGGGTTCGCGTTGCCTAACGAAAGACTTCTATGAGTACAACACCTTCGTCCACGCCCATCATCACTTCCATTCAGGCGACTATTCAGCTCACGATGCAGCCGGCCAACGTCGTCGATATGAACACGCTCTGGCTCAGGCAGGCGGGCGGTCCTGTGGCGATTCTCGCGCAGGCGGTTGCAGATCAAACCGCCACCAGTCTCGTTTTCGCCGAACCGGCTGCACAATCGATCGTCGGACGCACGCTGCTGATCGATAACGAGCCGGTCATCGTGACGGCTCTGAGTGCGGACGGATTGACAGCTACCGTCCAGCGCTGGCGTGCGGCGTTCCCGTTCATGCAGATGCTGCCGTCCGCACCCAAGGATGCACATGCGGCGGGGGCCGGCGTCCTGCTACTGCAGTACAACACGCCCTGGGACTACATCGCGCAACGCTATCTGCTACCCGCTTTCCAGCAGGACGTGCTGGCGCTCGGTCCGCTCGCCGCGACCTTCGGCACGCTGGCATCCGGTGCCCTGGCGGTGGCTTAGGAAAACGACTCCATGCTCGCGAGATTCTTACGGGGCGCGGCCCTCGTCTGCCTTGGCGCGCTCGGCGCGTTTGCGCAGCTCGTTACGGTTACCGCTTCGAACATAACCGACTCGACCGGAACACCGATCAACGGCACGATCTATTTCCAGCCGAGTTCGAGCAGCGGCGGCCCTATTTCGTATCGACTCGTCGGCAAAGGTCAGGTCACGGCGCAGACGGTCAGCGCGCCAGTTGTCAACGGATCGTTCACGCTGCAGATCGCCGACACAACGCAGACGCAGCCAGCCAACGTCTGCTATCGCGTCTGGGCGACCGACAACCTGCATCGGGTCGTAATCGGTTCACCGCAGGCGTCGACGAACTCGGGCTACAACTGTGTTCAGGTATCGCCGGCATGGTGCGTGAACGGCACCTGTAGCTTCGACGCCTATCCGCCGAACCTGCCAGCGCAAGCTATTGTTCAGACCGGACCCCAGGGACCGCAAGGCCCTCCGGGTCCAACCGGTGCGACCGGTCCGGCGGGTCCTGCCGGTCCAACCGGGCCCGCAGGTCCTGCAGGTCCAGCCGGCGCGAACGGCGCAACAGGTGGGCAAGGGCCGCCTGGTCCGACCGGAGCCACCGGCGCACAGGGGCCTCCTGGCGCTACGGGCGCGATCGGTCCGCAAGGGCCAACGGGTCCGGTCGGAGCCACCGGACCGCAAGGTCCCGCCGGGCCAACCGGTGCGGCAGGAACGAACGGAAATACCGTCTGGAACGGGACCGGAGCACCCGCTTCGGCGCTCGGGCAAAACGGCGACTTCTACATCGACACGACTGCAAACAAACTCTATGGACCGAAAGCGTCGGCCACCTGGCCGACAACTGGCGTTTCGATGATCGGCCCGCAGGGCGCGATAGGCGCAACCGGTGCACAGGGCCCAGCCGGGCCGACCGGCGCCACAGGTGCAACCGGTCCAGCCGGCGCGCAGGGACCAGCCGGCACCACCGGTGCGACCGGGCCTGCTGGACCGACGGGACCAACCGGAGCCACCGGAGCAACCGGGCCTGCAGGGGCGAATGGCAACACGCTCTGGAACGGCCCTGGCACGCCCTCCGCCGCGCTCGGGCAAAACGGCGATTTCTACCTGAATACTTCGACCAATGTGCTGTACGGTCCTAAGGCATCCGGCGCCTGGCCAGGCACAGGTGTGTCGTTGGTTGGTCCGCAGGGAGCGACGGGAGCAACAGGTGCAACCGGCGCGACTGGTCCGCAGGGGCCGGCCGGCGTGCTGAATACGGCAAACGATACGAACGTGACGGCGACGCTCTCGAGCGGAACGCTGACCATGGGCTGGCAGAACGCGCTCGCCAAGTCGCGGCAGTATTCGAACACGGTTTACACCGACCAGGCCGAAACGTTCGGTCCTTACCTCTACGACTTTTCGACGTCTTCGCTGCGCATTCCGAACGGCTCGACGAACCCGTCGACCTGCAGCGTCGGTCAGCTGTTCTTCAATACGGGCGCCACGGCGGGGCAGAACCTGTACGAGTGCACCGCCACCAACACCTGGACGCAGGACGTCAATGCCGGCGGTGGGACCTCGATCACGTACGGCGCAATCTCGGCGATTCCATCAACCTGTACCACCGGCGCGATGTACGTCATCACCAGCGGCAACTTCGATCCGGCCATCTGCACCGCCACGAATACCTGGACGTACTACTACAACCATCGACCAGTGATTCCGATGTCGAAGCTCGGCCTGACGGCTGGCGGAACGAGCGGCCCGACGCTCACGACGACCAACGGATACGCGGTCATCAACGCGCCGATCGGCGGCTCCGCGAATTTGTTCCTTGCCTACTGGACGGCGCCGGCCACCCCTTACACCGTCACGCTGCCGTTCTGGGTCTCGCCCATCATGGACAACGGCAATTATCGGCAGTGGTTCTTCGGCTGGAGCGACGGTTCGATCGGCTATCAGGGCCTTCAATGCGGAACCGGCAACGGGTCCTATAGCTCCGCGGTCGGCTGCCGAATCATGGGCATGACCATGACGGGCCTCTACAACGGAACGGTTGGCAACATAAACCTGACCTGGATTAATAGCCCGAATGACGTGCGGTACGTGCAGCTCAAAAATGATGGCACGACGCTCACCGTGAACCTCTGCGCTGACTACGATAACTGCGTCCTTTTCGGCAGCGTCACGGCGAGCGCGTATTTCACGAGCGGAGCTCCGACGCGGCTCGCCATCGGAGCGAACGACCAGGTGAGCAGCGGAGCGGCTCTCGCTTTAACAGTTATCGGGCAGCAATAGGAAAGGACTTATGGGAACGACCACAATTCTCGCGACTCAGCTGATCGATCAGGACGGAACGCCGCTCCAGGGCTCGATCTACTTCGGCTGGCAGATTAACCTTCCAATTACGAACGGAACGATAAACGGCACCGCCGAAAGCGACACCTATGATCCGGTGTCGATCAACAGCAGCACGTACGAGAATGAGCTCGTCCAGCTGCACAACATTACGCTCGAGGACGGCGGGACACTCCAGCTCGATGAACTCGTGAACGGTCAATGGGCGGCGAAGGTCGGCTCCGGGTGGATGCCGCTCTCGCAGAATGACGAAGAATACATGCTGGTCGTGCCCGGCGGGCCGGTCACGCTTCCGGCCGTGGATGAAGATGCGCGCGAGCTGAAGATCGTTAACTCTGGTGCAGCTACGAGCCTCAGCGCGCCAGTGCCGATCGGCAATGCAGCTTCACCGGCTCCAGCGAACAGCATCGCTCTGCCGGCGCTCGCGTGTCTGTGGATCCGATACCAGCAGTCAACGAATAGCTGGCGCGTGCTGAGTCTGTCGACGTCACCGCAATAATGACCACGTTCCGCTGGAAACTGGATTCGCCTGACGGCCACATCGTCTGCACGCTGGTGGTCTTTGCCATCGGCTGTGCGCTGTACGCGTTCCACTACGATTACGGCAAGGAAGTGATGGCTGGCGCGCTCGGGAGCCTCTGGACTCTGCTGCAGCTACCGAGAAGCGGGTCCTACAACTTCCGGCCGGAAGTCGTGAATCAGGCCGAAACGATCACGGTCGCGCCCGAGAAGCAGAAAGCCGCGGATTGAGGTTTCCGCGGCGTCCTGAGTTACTTGTGATGTTGCAGAGCGAGCGCAATCGCTACTGCGACCGCGCGCGAGACGTGGACCAGAATGTCGATGACGTGGTGCATCGTTCCTCCTATTACTTGGTTTTTTCCGCGAATTTGATGGCTGCCTCGACCTGATCGAGCTGGGCGTGCGAATCGGTGACCGCCTTCATCTTCACGATCTCGTCGTGGTCGGCGGCTATCTTTGCCTCGAGTTCCTTACGCAATTCGGTGCGCTCCTCGGCCGCGGTTTTCTGGTACGCGATGATCGTATCCATGCGAGCGCTCATGTTCGCCATCTTGGTATCGGCTTCGGCGATTTTCCCGCCGCCGCCCCAGGAGACTTGAGCGACTAGCCACACGAGCCCGAGGGCGCTCACCGCGCCAATGCTCATTTTTGAAAGATCCTGCGGCATACTCATGCGACTTTCCCATGAGAAGAGTGGCGCGAGAGTCGATCAAATCCCGACGAGTATTTTCTGACCAGCTGATTCCGCTTCGGGACCCGTATTGGGAGTGAGTGTTAGGCCTAGGCAGCCGGGGCGCTTGCATTCACCGAGCGCTTCGACTTCGAAATGCTGTAGGCGAGTTCGATCGCGAGGTTTAGCAGGCTCGAGGCCACGCCCTTCGGCGCGACTGCCTGCAGCGCGAACTGCGCGACATTCCGCCACAGATCCGCAGCCGGTAACGCGGCGAACGAAGACGCTGCCGTTTTCACGCGCGCCAGGTCCGACTCGTACTTCGTCAAGAAATTCTCAACCGCCGCGACCGTTCCCGACGGGTTCGCGGCCGCGGCCGGCTTCAGGTCCGTATCGATTTCCGTCACGATCGGCTCGGCCAGCTGGACGAAGCTCGAGGCGTCGTGCAGGACCTTTTGTGCGATATCGCTGTCCTTACCGAACACGGACTTGAAAAAATGATCGATCGCCGACCAGAGGCTCAT